ATTAGTTGTATTCTATATTTCTTATTTTCAAATAAGCTATCTGTTCCAACCATCCATATAACACCACCACTAACTACCCCACAAAGACCTATAGGAGCATCGTTATCATCAGCTATAGTCATATTCACCTTACTGCAAATATAAGTAAACTGTAGTGCCTGTAGGGGTTCTTGTCCTGTTTGATAAAATGCTTCCACTTTATCAATCTCTCTTAAATTTTTAGCCACATATTTAAGATCTTTAAATGTAGCCTTTCTTAGATGACCCATTAGATACGTCTACTTCTCATGTGAAACATAGCTTCATATTCAGCACTAGCCAATGTTGTAGGTAAAAATGTGTTATTTTTTACATCAATATTAACTCTATCTGCTCTACTCATTACAGGAACTTTAAAGAATCCAGACTCTAAATTAACTGATCCGATAGTATTACCACCTAAAAAATTACCAGTAAATTTATAAGTACTTGTATCTCTATTGTCTGGTGTGACTTCTACATTAAAGAAACCAGTATCTTCAAACTTGATATAAAAATGATGCAGTTGTAAACGACCAGAAAGAAACTCACCACCTGCCTGTCCTCCACTACCAGCAGTCATTCTTTGCTGACTAAATCTATAGTGCATTTCGTATGGTTCACCAATAATAAATTTACTATTTCTATAGTCTCCATTAGCAGTAATAGTAGATGTTGATCCGTCAGTAGTATTAGTTGTTGATATAACCTGTCCTGGTTTTAATGTCTTGGTATTGCCTTGTATATCAATAAAAGTACTTGTTTCTCCACTACCTAAATACCTGCCAACAACATTCATATTAGCTCTTAATCTATAAGGAACAGTGAAGGTAGAAATATCAGTAGAAGAGTTATATGCAACTGAAACACCAGTAGTGGCTTCTGTAACCTTATGATCTAAACGATATTCAAATGTAGCATTAGTTTCAGTAAATTGATTTTCAAAAGGTATCTTTTCCAGTGTTATACCATTGGCTTCTTCTATTACTAAAAATAAATCACTACCAATAAAATCAACATTCTTGATAGATCTGTTTCCATTAATGGTAAAAGTAGACCAACTGTTTAATATCTTTTGATATTGCTGACCATATAACCATCTGTTGATGTATAGCTTATTAGGATTATCACTACCAAGACAAACTAAAACATCTGCACTTGTAGATACAGCAAACTTAAATATATTACTTGGAATTAGTTTTGGAACATGAACACTGATATTACTAGATTCTCTTATAACAAGATCTTTTTGGTAAACAAATTCTCTTATGTTAGCAAAAGATCCTCTCTTGGATAGATAATAAATACTACTACCAGCACCTACAGGTTGTGCATCATCATCAGATTCAAATTCAGTAACGACTACAACATTAGCTGTTCTAGGTGTCAGGTTATCTGTTGATGAAGTAAGTACAAACTGTGTTTGATCAGAAAATAATATTAGTTCCTGTTCTACTGTTACCGTACTTCTTAAAATAGCTACCTTGGTATGTGAAGCTGCTACATCTATAGGTTCACTGTCAATTACAGTTAAAACAGTTTCTGGGAAGAAGTTAAAAAACTCTCCTGATCTTGATAAAATAACATTACTACTAGATAAAAATCCAAGTCTGTTTCTAAAAAAGAAAACATTATTTATTTTATTACCAATAAAAGATGGACTAGGTGCTGTATCTAAATCACCAACAGTTCTTTCTCCCCATTTAGGTAAAGTAAAAGATTGTCCACCTGCTGTATAACTATCACCATCAATTCTAGCAAATCTAAAATTACCATCTGCCTGTCTTATTAATACATGTGGCATAGTGCCGTAATCAAATTTAAATTCAATACCAGGTTCTACACATTCTTCCCATTGCCCTTGATCTAAAGTTCCATCTGATGTTGTATTGTCACCAACAAACTTAACGTAATAATTATCAAAATTAGTAGCTTCATCTCCCTTTACTTCTACAACATATCCATGAGGTGAAATTGTTGGTAAATCTGTAAATCTTTGAATACTATCTTTTACAACTGTTATCTGTGAATTACCTTGAGTATCACGACCTTGTATAGAAAAATCAGCATTATTTGTTCTCTTAATACGAATAACAGATCCAAGACGAGTTAATTCATAAGGGTTAGTTTGACCTGAGCTAGTGAAAAGAGCATTAAAACCATTAACTAGATTTACAGCAACTGTTTCAGTGCTTAAAGGATTATCTGCATTAGTAGGATGAGCAACAACAATACCATCTATTGTTAAAGTATAAGTGGTGTCATCTGACACTTGATTAACAAAATATATTGCCTGTGTAATATTTGAAGAGCTTAGACTTAAAGTACTATCCATCGCTGTTGTAATACTGGTATTGACTACAAATGTGAAATCAGCAACACTGACAGTCTTCATTACACTTCTCGGATCAGAAGTATTTAAGTATGATGTTCCATCTGGTTTATTTACTGTCAGTTCCGTGCCATCTAACTCATATACTTTTACATCACCATTACTAAATATTGCTACATACCTTTCATTAGCATCTCTATTTATAGTTTGTATATGAACATTACCTAAAGTTGATGTACTGAGATTAGTTATATATTGCAGACCAGAACGTTTTGTAAGACCAGTAACAGGATTGCTATCAGCATTGTCTTGTATATCAGCGTGATCAGCTTGTTTAGTGTTATCAGCAGCCTGTGAGACACCTCTTAATAAGGTTGGTATTGATTTAGATATAACCGCCATAGTTATCTAATAAGTGCGTTTGCAGGTGAGTAGGTGTCAAAGACACTAGTTAATGAAGGATCTCCTCTAAGAAGGTTATGATCTCCATTAGCCAAGTCTGTTTCCATCAGTATAGCTCTAGCTCTTACTTCGTCCTGTTGTGTGTATGTTCGTAATCCATCATCACTAACTAATCTATCAACAAAAATACGAGCAGCTTTTATTGTTATATACCTTCTGGCAGGTTCTGGTATCTCATCAAAGGTTCTGAAATAGACCACAGTGCAGATAAGATCTTCATCAAACTCATACTTATTATTTAAC